CGTAATACTTATATCATTCACAGGAACAGGGATTGGTTTCGTATATAGGGTTTGATAATTCGTGCTGTTGCTTCCCGTCGTGTATATCAGGGATTTATCAACTATGAACTGGGTTGATGGTGTCGCCCTTTCGACGATATGGTAGAGTTTGGAAAACAGATAAGATGTTTGATTTGATGTTAGTGTTCCAAATAAGTCAGCGGTATAAGTTCCTGATAAAATAAGATTTGTCGAACCTAGTATATATCCAGACTTGAACACACCCATAGCATAAGTAGTGTTGTTGGCATAAGCATTCCTCGTGATTGTCGTTTGTGCAGTTGAAGAATAGGTTGTAGTCAAAGTGTTTGTGGGTGATGTATTTGTAACGCTTGTTGCGTTGGTTAGAATGAAGATTGTTCCACCTCCACCGCCGCCGCCGCCGCTGCTATTAATAGTATATACACCTGCGTTGCTAGATAATGAAATATTTGATCCTGCCGCTAGTTCTTTGACATTCCACCCAGTAATTGCGGTCGGAACAAGTGTTGTTACATTTATAGACGGGGTGGTTATATTATCGTGGTTAATTCTGGTCACACTTCCTGCATCTTTACATACCTTAATACCATCGGCGAGTTGCGTTTGATCTACAATTAGTTTTGTTGTCGCATCGTATCGATTTGCGGTTGTGGCAGCGTTTCCAATCTGAACCTGTGATGTTGCTTGGGAGTTTATAACATTCAGGGCATCATGGGCGTTTGATTGCAGTTTGCCTGTTCCTACACGGAGTTTTATCGGACCACCTGTCGTGTTGCTTATACGAAGTTGTGAATTATCAGCACCCGCACCAGCAATTAATTCGACATCATTATTGCTGATTTTTAGAGCATTCACATTATCCAACGCCTCTGTAAGTGCCCAATTGATATTGCTTGGGCTGATGTTGTTTGCTTTGAGAAGTATCTCACCGTTGAATGTCTGCATCTTTATATCACCCAAAAGCGTAGTTTTTGAAATATGACCCTTAGCAAGGAATGTCCCCTCTTTAGGGACAATATCGACACCGACTTCCGTATCAAAAACTGTAAGATTTTTCACTTTTGCTGATTGACTTGTTTCCAATTCTCCATTTTTGATTAGACCGCCCGCCTCTGATACTGCCTTCATAGACCACAAGTCGCTATAACTAAAATTAGGAATGGCACTAGTAAGTGCGAATGATGCAACCCACAGAGGAAGAGAACTCGGTTGTATTGTTGATATTAATTGTGTCCAAGTAAGAGCAGATGATTTGCTCAGGGATTCCCATCTAGCATCACCAGTATAGAAATTACCTTGTAGTGTGGTGTTTGTGTTTTTGGATATTGTTCGCTTACCTATCGTGATTTCGGTAGTGGTCGCTCCGACCTCTGGTGAATCAATACTACCGATGTTGATGCGATTGTTTCTCGCCCCAATATTGACCGCTGTTTGTGCTCCTACGCCAAATGCCGATCCTATCTCGATTTTGTCGATTGCTTCGATTGTATTTAGATGTGCATAACTCCATACCTGTCCATTTGCCGCTTGTAAAAGAATACGGTTCTGATTGTAATTTCCTGTGCTGCCCATCGTGCCAGAGTTATTGATGCTTGATATAGAGTTTCCACCTGTGCTGAGCGACATCTGTCTTTTGATTCTATCGTTGATACTGACTTGGAATGTGCTGGCGGTTGCTGCTCCATCGTTGCCTTGAACGCTAGTCTGATATTGTGTCTTGGTGATGAGGTCACCTATACTTGAATCATTACTATCTATACGGGTTTTGAGTGTTGCATTACGATTGTCGTTATTAACAACCCAAGACTGCGTGAGTGCTGTCGTATCCAAATAAGTTAGTTTGGTAGTGAGAGCATCGAGTGCTGTTTTGAGTTCAGCGTTGATGTTATTATTATTAACTACCCATTCCGATGAGAGCCCCGATGTATTAAGGTATTGTATAATTTGTCTAATCTCATCAATCTCTCCCTGCTCGAATTGGTCTCCTGCGACTAGGTCATCTACGTAATCCTGAAAAGGAATACCACGAATGAATAGGTTCTGGGTATTTAGGTTATCAAAGTTATAAATGCCCGCATTATTGGGTCGCCCTGAAGACATTATGTTAATTACTTTGTATAATATTTAGAGATATTATTATTTGTAATTATTTTATATATGTATAAAATATACAACCATACTAAATCAAATGCTACGAAACCCAAATCAAGACCCAAATCTCTCGGTGGTTAAATCTACAAAGCATTTCATCTCAGTAACATCGGCAGATAGTAATGACTACACTACCGAGGGGTTCAACCCAGGCGATATTAAGATTACGTTTAACAATACTAGTATGACGAATGTTAATTCTAGCAAGGATACTACCATTACAACTATTACACCCATCGCTTTTTATGGCGATCTTTACTACTACAACGTTTCACCCAATTTTAAGAACAACAAGTTTCGTATTCTCTCGAGCACAGGAAATGCCCTATCTTCCACAATTGGTGGTGTCGCAAATACTCGCGAAAACTCAATTATTGGGGACGCTGGTTATAGCGAGGCAACCTTTCCTACTGTTACTATTACCGAAGGGATGTATAACGCTGCCGAACTTGGAGCAGCAATCCTGACGGCGCTTAATGGTTCAACTATCCGTTGGTGGTCTGGTGGTGGTGGAACCCCGATTGTATGGACTAATACCGCTATTGATGGTAATGGTCGTCTTACTCTAGCATATGCTACAGCACACCCTGCTGCCCTTTCTCCCAACCTCCATTTTTATTCATCATATAGTAATGGTGAGACCATCGACAGCAGTCGTATCTTGGGTATGTCTTCAGCAACCATCACCCAAGCAGGTGGCGCAGCAGCATCGGTTTATGGTGGTTTTATTCTGCTTTATGCAAATCGTGTCGCTGGCACTCAAACACCGAAGGTTGTGGATATTAAGACAGTTCAACAAATGCAGGTTCATTCCAATATCGCTGGTCGCTTCTTTGTTAAGAAGGGGTATAACTCTACTGGTGGTTGGAATATTGATGCTCCCCAGCGCCCACTTACGAATACCGATATCATGTTTTCTTTTAATACTGGTGTTGATATGGGTTCGACATTTAGTTTCGAACCATCATCTCCTGAAATATATACCCAAGAAATCATAAATAATTGGGATGAGATGAGGATTTATTTGACCGACAATAAGGGTCAGATAATTAAGTTCATTAATCAAGCAGAGATTTCCTTTACTTTTTCGGTGAATAGGCAATATATAGTGCCCTCTGCTGAAGATCGCATTAAAAACCTGATGAACTACAATTCATACCAGCAGTAAATAAAAAGTCAATATTATTAATATACTATTAATATAGTAATAATATGCGAGTGTTGGAACTATTTAGCGGTACTGGTTCAGTCGGTAAAGTGTGTCGTGAGAAGGGTTGGGAGGTTGTTTCGCTCGATTTAATGGGCGCAGATATAAACACGAATATATTGGATTGGGACTATGAGAGTGCTTACCCTGTCGGACATTTTGATATTATTTGGGCGTCTCCACCATGTAATACCTTTTCGATACTTGCTCACGCTATTTTTACAAAAGATGAGATGATGAATCGTATCGATAATATTGGTCTCCCCATATTGCGCCGTTCTGAAGCAATCATAGATTATTTTAAACCACAGTATTATTTCATGGAGAATCCCCAAACAGGATTGATGAAAAACTATGTTACAAGACCTTACTATGATGTGGATTATTGTATGTATTCAAACTGGGGGTATAAGAAGCGAACCCGTATATGGACTAACAGAACAGGTTTCACTCCGTTATTGTGTAATAAGAACTGCGGTAATACAATCCAACATCCGCTCAATCCAAAAAGAATATTACACATAAACAACTGTGGAAAGACACAACAACGGGTATTGTTACGAGAACAGGGTATATCATTCAAACAATCACAAAATGACCGTTATAGAATACCACCTAGATTGTTGGAAGGTTTATTTAATCTTTAGATTTCCTATTTTTATAAACTCGGGATGTTCGCTTAATATGATCGCTGTCCTCTGCTTGAGCGCCATCTTGTTTGTAAGCGGACGCTTGCTAAATACCTCACTCGGTTTAGACTTCTTGGCGACCTTATATCCTCCTTTGACTTTCTTGATTATATACGGCATTATATTATAGGCGTATATAATAAAATGAAGGAAAGTGAATTAATAAAAATAAGCAATCCTACAACAGTTAAACGCAAGTTTGTCGCTTACGCAAAGGGTGACGATGTTAAACTGTCGATAAGCAATCGTCCAGATAAGAAATACAAGATCGTCAAGCCCGACGGGACAACTGTGCATTTCGGATCTACTTTAGAAGACTATACAAAACATGGTGACGACAAACGGCGGACTGCTTACCTTAAACGGTCTGCGGGAATCAAGGGCAATTGGCGTGCCGATAAATACTCACCCAATTCGCTCGCAAGGGCGCTACTTTGGTGAATATATATTAATTGATTATATAAAAAATTGATATAAAAAAATCTTGTCTCTTTATATAAGAGAACCAAAACATTTAGGAAAATGGAAAACAACGAAAATGCCCAAATATCATTCGAGGAGGTAAAAGAACTTTATAAAGATATGCTACGCGAACGTGCGAAAGAAAAATATAGAATATGGGATAGGGAATATAAAAAAATGAGATACGAAAATGACCCCAAGTTTCGTGAAAAACAAAAACAAAAAGCAAAGGAGCGACGCGAACGTATTAAGGCAACATCGGAATCAATAAAAACTTCATGAATAAATAATTGAACCCATTCGTTCAATTATGTATTTTTATATTTAGCGTCCAAAGAATTATATATTTAGGAAAATTGATTTAAATAATTATCTTGTGTATATGTATAAGAGAACTTCCATATGTCCATCGCCCTCCCTTCCACTTTTGCCCACGAACTTAAAACCTGTAAAGGTTTTGTCAGCAATAATGATGACGAATATCAAAAAACCAAAGACAAATTGACAAAACTTGCCAACACTATTTTCGGAGACAAACCAGCATATAACTACTGGGGTTCAAAGACCACAAATGCTGTGGTTATTCAACTCGACGGAAACTATTTTGTGATTGATACAGATGATGAAGAAAGCGATACATTCGTAATGGACGTTATGTCTAAATATGGTGTGATTGATAATGTGACTCCGAGTCTTTCGAATTACTTACTGGGAAAGAAGAATAAAAATCATTACTGGTTTCGTCTTCCGGAAGATATTCGTTGGACGTGCAAAACGAACTGGGTAAAAGGTGGAAAGCAAGACAAAAAAAATTCGCATTTGGATTTGCTTGGTTCAAAGAATAGGATCATGTTTGAGAATAAAGAATGTTTAGATAGATTAAAGAATATCCCGTTCTTGTCCCAAGAAATGTTGAATGACATTTGCGATTATGTGCCTGCTGCACTTTTGGGACAACAATTAGACTTCTCCCCCAAACAGGAGAAAAAAACAGAAACAAAAACCCAGAAAGAAAACGTTCTGGATACTACTCTTACGAATACAGATAAGGAATGCCCGCAGGACATTAAAGATTTTATCGATGCTAATTTAAATGCAACACTATCATTAGACAACGACACATTCTTTTATAATGGTTGTTATTTATTGCGTAGATACGGAGACGAAAAAAATGGTCGTGGTTGGAAAGCAGTTCATTATTTCGCCAAAATGGCGGGTAAGAAAATATATAACAAAGAGAAGGTTGATACATGGTTGTCTGGAACAAAGATTGAAAATATGAAACCGAGTTACGCGACTAAAATAAAAGGTAAATGTTTAATAACATTAGAAGATGATTGCGATGAAAGTGATTTGTCAGATGCCTCTACTATCGTTGAAAATAAAATTGTCGTCGTTAAACAAAAAACAAAAGTGGCGACTAGTGAGGAGGAAGTTGCCGAAATTGCGTATGAAAAATTAAAAAATGATTACATGTATGTCAATAAACAATTCTACGGAAAACACGGAAACGTTTGGTCGAATGATCTGATGCAGTTCGAGTCTTTATTGCGAAATGCTATTGTCGATCTAAAAATTAAAAAACGAACAGAAAAAATGGTAAAAGGTGCGATAGAATATATTGACGTCGTTTATTGTAATACACGTTCGCATATTATGGCGGTCTTTAATCGTGTTATTGATAAGATAGTCGCACACCCTCGAGATGATATGACGATGTTATTTCATTCAACCACGTTGGGAAAAATATGTTTCGAAGATGGGGTATATGATTTCAGGAAGAAGCAATTCAATAAATGGAATGATGAATATTTAAAGGAGAATCCTGTTTATTCTTGCGTTAAGATTACACGTAATTTCCCAAGAACATCGAGACAACTCGAACAAGAAGACGAAAAAAGAATGAAGAAAGTATTTTATGATAGTATGGGCGAAGAAAGTGCCGAGATATTTCTTAAATATCTTGCGCGTGTTACTGCTGGAGAAATACAAGATAAAAGTTTCGCTTCCTTAATTTTCGAGCGCGATAGTTCAAAAGGTGTAATCAACGATTGGTTCGAAACTGCATTCCAAAATTACGTCGGACAAGTAGATAGTGATTCGTTTCTAACGAAGCATAGTATAGGCGACAGCGAAAAGGAAAATGGTTGGTTAATACCTTTCCAATATAAACGTTTCATGTTTGTTAGTGAATTTACTGTAGATTTCAAACATTCTAAAAAAACAATATCGTCAAAGTTGGTCAAGTCTATAAATAGCGGTGGTGATACGTTGAAAGGTCGTTATATGCGTGAGAATGGCGTAAATTTTAAATTACAGGTCAGTTCTATATTCATGGGAAACGATATGCCTCCTCCTGATAGTAATGATATGTTTGAAAAGTGCTTACAATTGACTTCTTCTGTGCAATTCAAAACACAAGAACAAATAAACGAACTTTTGAGTCAAGTGGAAGACACACCCGAGTTGGTTGCGTCAAGAACACAAAAGTTAAAAGTTGCTGACCACACTCTGCGCTTTTCGGTTAAAACTGATGATTATGCCGATAGTCTTGTTCGTTTGATGATTAAATATTATTCTGACAAAGCGATTACTTTGAAACAAACCAAACATATTGACGAGGAACAGGAGAGTTTGGATATTAAAATATTGTCTCGTTTTGTGATGACTGGATTGCACGATGATCGTGTAACGAATGAAGTATTGCGTGAGTTTGCGCGCGACACGAATGTAGGATTGAAGAAATTGAAAGAAACGATTTCAAATATCGATAATCGTGTCAAAGAGTATAAAACTACGGCGTCTCGTGGTTTGTCTGGTATGAAGGTCAGACCTTCTCCTTCTTCTGAATCTACCGTTTAACAGACAGAATATCAGATATTACTATCTATATATATAATTTGTTTTAAAAAATATATTATATATATGTATATTTGTGGAAAAACAAAAATGACAAAATGACAAAAAAGACAAAAAAGACAAAAAGACAGGGAGTTCGTTCCATTCTACAAATAGTATATTTTTTTTTCAATATATATAGAATATATACAAACCCCGAAACTTTTTGTCATTTTGTCATTTTGTCATTTTGTCATTTTGTCATTTTGTCATTTTGTCATTCCGTGTCTCGTGGTTTGTCTGGTATGAAGGTCAGACCTCCTCCTTATTCTGAATCTGCTGCTTAACAGATAGAATATCAGATATTACTATCTTCATATATAATTTGTTTTACAAAAAATATATTATATATAATGTTTGTGGAAAAGACAAAAATGACAAAAAAGACAAAAAAGACAAAAAGACAGGGGTTTCGTTCCATTCTACAAATAATATTTATTTTTTCATTTATATATAGATTATATACAAACCCCCTGTCATTTTGTCATTTTGTCATTTTGTCATTTTGTCATTCCGTGATTCTCTTATAACAATATTTAGGAAAACTATTTAAAAAATAAAATATAGTGGAAGTATATAAAGTATTCAAATATGTTAAAAACAACACACGGAGATTTTACCAAGTATCCTAAGATATTTGCGAGAGCATATTGGAGTGCTTTTCAAGGCGAAGCGAAGAAGGAGATAAACGACAATCGTAACGACTTTGTAGAAGAGTTTGGAATCAAGGGCTATTATAACATGCCGAAGTATATGTATAAGAGGTTGGAAGGGTTGATGGATCGTAATACTAAATTGAAAATAGACCATGTCGAGACATATAAGACGAACGATAATAAATGCGTGATTGTAAATAGTCCATATTATGTGATGCAAGAACAAGAAGAGGCACTACTATCAAAAGGTTATGTTAAATACAAACCTCTATACAACAACGACGCAGTAACATTCATCTATGTTACACATATTGGAAGGATTTAATAATATCGTAATAATGTAGAATAACACTCTACATTATGACGCAACTAGAAAGGTTTTTACTAGAAAAAATCCAAGAACCCAACTGCCCGATCCATTTCATCGAGATATACCATTCGCTATTTAGGAATTAAAAAATAATATATATACATTTTATAATCTCTAATGAATATAAAATGTTTTACGGTTATGGTTTTGTTTGCAAGCGTTGCTGCTGTTCCAGTCCAACCGATAAGCAACCTGACGTACCAGCACAGGTCGTCACACAACCCGCCGATGTCCCAAGCACCCCCAAACCTCCGCCCAGTAGCCCCGTCATACAACCAGTCGCGACACCTACTTATCCAGACCTCCCCTTCATCAATCCCAGTCTCGTCAGGGAAGACACCTACTGCGCCTAATAAGGTCGAGGTATATGCTAAAAAGTTAAGAGCAGAGATGGAAGCCCAAGAACAAGTCCTGAATGTTTTCATTAAGACAATCAAAGATAAACACTCAAATACCGAATCCAAGTTGAAACAGGTAAAGATTATATTAAAAGGACTTAAAGACGAAATAGCGAACGCCACGAAATATGCGAACGTATATCAGGGGCAGGATGCCGACCTAACCAAACAGGACACGCTTTACAAGACTGAATATGATAAGTCGTATAAAATGTATTTAGAAGAACAGGCGAACATAAAGTTTGAAAAGCAATTTCTAGAAGAGATTATTAAGTATATCCAACTTCGTAAATCTAACTGTCTAACCAAGTAATAGCATTAGGAAGACCAATCTTGTAGCAGTAATAGAAACAGTCAAAGTTGCAGGAGTTCTTGGACGGAGCAACAGCACCATCAACAATCTTTGTGAATTGTATCCTCTTGGGTGGAATTATGATCTGGAGGTCGTTGTCTCCGCAAAACAGGTGGCGAACATATTGTGTGTTGATTTTGGAGGAGGGCATAATTAGAATGAATGGTTTGTTGAGACCACGCAATCTTTCCAACACCTCCGGACATTTAGAAAAGGGTGGATTGGAAACTACGATGTCGCCTCTGTCGTTTTCAAAGAAGTCAATTGGTTCGTGTATCACGTTAAATCCCAACTCCTTCAAATACTCACCGCTAGTGCCATCTCCATAGAATGCCTCCCAAATCACCTTATCCTTCGGAATAATGTGTTTGATATTTTCCCACGCCGACTTGGGAGTCATATAGTCGTCGTGCTTTAGGAATGTCTTTGTTTGGAAAATCGCCATTTTATATATAGGATATATTTTTATTTACTTCCAAACAACTCTGTCGAACGAGAAGATGGATTTCTCAATCGTATTGTCCCAAACAATACAAGCACTCATTCCATACCATTTATATACCTTACACATGTGAAGTGCTTTGATTTTGTATCCTGCGTTTTCCATCATTTCCATTCGTCGCGCGGTCAAGTTTCCAATACCAAGCAAATAGGATATTACTCGTGGTTTCAAACTAACAGACTTCTCCAACACCTTATCAATCATCGAGTAAGGTGGGTTGCTACAAATAACAGTTGGATGCCCATCATATTCAAAGAAGTCCTTACCTTGTAAGATTTCCGTCCATTCCTTGCGCTCTGTGGGGAACTGATTGTAATACGACCCATCATTCTTAAATGGGTCATACCAGACATCATCTGCCCAACCTTCAATCATGTCTATATGTGTCTTCGCCAATTGTAACGGTGTGATAAATACATCGTTCGCCGCGTCTCGTTGTTTGATATTATGCGAAATGGAACTCGTCATCGTTGATTGCTTATATATATTTAGCAATATTTTCATTTCAATTTTTTTTATCTTTAGATATATTGGTAGGAGCCGAAGTTGCAAGGCACTACCACACCCATTTAAATTGCTGGTTATACCAACCGTCGTGGCGCAGAGGAAGCGCGCGGGGCTCATAACTCCGAGGTCGTAGGATCGAAACCTACCGACGGTAATTCGCACATTTTTATATGATGTTTATATAAAAATGCTTACTTTAATCGCCACGTATATTGTCGGTCCAGCATTAGGGTTCTTTATTCGTGGAACATATTATCTTATAGTATCCATGTTGCGAGAAGCACCAGCACTTATTTTATAATCAACCAAATACTAGCATCGCCAATTTGCGTAACTCCTCCGTCTCGATGTCCTCCTTTGAAATACTGCGGGCAGGAGTGTTGCGTGGTCCTGCGCCGACCTTCTGAACTACACGAGGACCCTTATGGTATTCTCTAGGTGCTGGAGGCGGTGCTTCAGGTTCATCTTCATATTCGCCACCATTATCATTAACTGCTTCTAGTAGTTGCTGAAACGCCTGTTTATCTTGCGGTTCCTTATAGAGCACGATTTTCATATATTTGGGTTCTTTCTTTGCTACCGCTTTCGTCTTCTTCTTCGGAACAACCACCTCCTCCTCATCCTCGTCATCACTTATAGGAAGACAAACCTTCTTCGCTGTTTTTTTAGGTGCTGGTATATCGATGGGTTCGCTTACTGGTTCAGGTGCGGGTTCAGGTATGGGTGCGGGTGCGGGCGTGGGTTCGGATGCGGGTGCGGGTGCGGGTGCGGGTGCCGCTTTCACCTCCTTCGCCTTCTTCGCCTCTGCTGCCTTTGCCTGCTTGGCAATACGTGCCTTCTCCAGTCTCTCGAGCAACACTTTCTTCTCTGCTTCCGTAATCGCCATTTTATCTTTTATATAATAGTAAAAGATAAAAATTAAACCGTTTATTTTCCTAAAGATTCATTCTTATTTTTTCTTATCCTTCGGTGGAACAACCTTCGCATACATCAATCCTGCAGTTTCGATGCTATGTCCCATGATGTTAGCAAGGTCTTGCTTCTTCTTATATTCATCTTCGGTTGGAGCATATAGTTCGGTTACAACCGCCCTACGAATCTGCGTGCTCGACACCTTAACACCGTCACCTGCGAATGCGGAGTTGAGCAACTTGGTATAAGAGACTCGAGAGATTGGCGCCCCAACTCCATCCTTTATTATAAACCAAGCATCTTTATCATAACTAAAGTGTTTGATTACATTCCAGTATTTTACAATCTCTCGAACAACATCACTTGGTATATCCAAAATCTTAGAACCGTACTCCTTACGAGTCTTGTATGCGAGTAGATGGAGTTGTCCTTTATTTGATTTACGGTTAATAATGATATAATTCGAATTGCCATCAACATCATCATCTTCAGGCATTTGCTCCATCAAGCGAGCATCAGCGAGGTCATTTCGGAGAGGCAAATAGGTGTGAAATAAAAGACACAAATATCGCATCAATTGGATATATTCTTTATAAGTATCGATGTATTTCGGTTCAGGCAACTTATTCTTAAGCACCTCTACCCTCTCACGTATCTCATCGATAGACTTCCAGTTTTCTGCAACCTTCTCATTCATCTTATTCGAAGCATAAGAACCATTAACCTCATCAATCAGTTCATACATTTTCTTATCAAGGACACCAATAAGTTTATCGCTTAAACCAAACATGTCGCTCCATATTTTTAGAATAACGACACGGTTCTTTGCGGTCTGTTTGCTTTCAGTCTCGCTAATGAGTTTCATAATCGCCGAGAGATTCTTCTCAATCCATGAGGCACTATCATTCGGGGCAACCGGTCCAAGCCCGATATGTTTATGGATCGAGTTGATGGTGGATTTGTAAGTTACAAGCGTCTTTTCCGAGAGATTTGAAGGAGGCATTTATATATATACTATATAAAAAATATATTCCTAAACCGTTAATTCTTTTTTTGGTATTTCTCCTTCGGATTCGCTGACCTCCCCATCCTTGAATGTTATTTTACGGTCGAATCCAAGTCGTAGGAACTTATCATTATCGTAGTATATAAATAGGAAATCACCTACGGGTGTCTTATCCAGCATATCCAGAGTATCTATATAATTCTGTCGCTTACCATCAAATACAGATGAGAACTCATCGAAAATGGACTTGGATGTCGCGCGGTCTTTCGAGGGGAATAGAATAATATTATTCGCGTTCGTTCGAAGCGGGAGTGATATACCACGATATGCTTGTGCTAGTATAAAGAGATTCGTGAAATCATGGCGATGTCTAATTGCCCAGCGGACAAACTCCTTACCCTGCTTGGATTGCGAACTTGAAATCAAGGGCGAACCCATCGAATCATCTATTATGAGAGAATGACGAGGTGGATGGATGTGGTTGAAATCATCGATGAGTTCTTTATGGTCTATATCCTCCTCCATCATTCCACTATTATATAAAATCTCTAACTCCTCTGCTTGTAAAGAAGCGTCACCATCTTTCAAATACTTTTCAAACAAGTCAAAAATATACTTCTTCTGCTTCCACTCGAGCGTCTTCTCTCGAATAGTCTCAATAACCTCGTTGAACGTTTTGATATTCAGATCATCGTAGAATGTCATATTATCTCCATACTTCTCTGCAAACTCTTCCACCTTGGGGTCGTGAGTTGGTGAAACCCAATACACATGGTTCTCACCGCTCAGCATACCATCCTGTTCGATTTTTAGGAGCGAGAGAATGGCGTTGGTCTTTCCCGATCCACGAGCACCAATCGTGATATTAAACCAGAAGTTGTTATTCTTTGTCAGGTTCCAATTTGGGAAATCATAACCTTTTTTGGATTTGATTAACTTATTCACATATTTAGAAACCTTCTTTAATTGTAAAACCATTCAATTTATAATACTTTATTATATATATATCGGATATTATATTATCATGGTGAATACCAAACAACGAAAGAAACGCCCCGCTAAAAAAAAAGGACAGGGAAGTCGATTACCTAAATCTGTAGAAGCATTACTTTCCTACCTCGGTGGTCCAGGTCCAACTGCGCCAACAATCCAGCAAACGGCACCCCAACGTGGGTTTATGATAGAACAAGCACCGAAATCATTTGTTACGAGTGTTGCAGAGGCAGTTGTAGCAAGACAAGCATCAGAGAAAGCGAAGCGACTAGTTGGTGCTGAACCGCTCAAAAAATCTCTCGTATCAACGTTTATGCCCCAGCAACCACAACCCCAGACAATTGTTGTTCAACAACCTGCGCCAGCACAATCAAGCGAGAAACAAACCGAAGATATACGTAAAACTATAATGAAAGAAACAAGCGGAATAGAAAGTCGCTTAACCGAACAATTACGCCTACAAGGTGCTAATGAATTATTTAAGATTATGCGAGAACAGAGTTCGGCACCTCTAGGATCATCATTACGATCGTCACAAGAACCATCGTATCTTGGTCGTCCTCCTTCTGGTATATCATCTATAGCGACAAGCGAAGATGTTGGTTCAGTTACTTCTGCTGGTCAATTCCCCGCTATAACTACCGAAGCACTCGCAGAATATCAGCGACAACAATATGGGCAGTCCATAGCAAGTGCGAAACTTCCACCAGGCAAAGTATTGAAAGGTAAAGCACCAGCGGCAGTAGCAGGTGGTGGAGAAGCAGCAGCACCAAAAAAAAGAGGACCAAAACCAAAAGCACAAGCACCCGCACAGCAACCACAAACATTTAGCGAATCTCTCGGTGGTCTATCCGCAGTAGCAAGAGCCCAATTACCATCACCGTCAATTTCTTCTAGTGGTGGTTCAGTAGCAGGACGAACATCACGTGTTCGCGATATTTATAGGCAGGCATCTAGCATGGGATTATCGCAAGGTGATATTGTTAGTGCTATGGCGTCAGGAGGCGGAGCAGCACAACAAGAACCGCAACTTGGTAAGACTTTAGGAGAAATGAAGCAACCAAGAAAACCAAGAGCCCAAAAGAACATATTAAGCGCCACCGAAGTTTAAATATAATATTCCAATAGTATATAATTAGTTTTAGGAGAATGTATTGCACGACCCCCGAAGAAAAAGCGATGTTGGATTTAGTCATATCGCAATACCCTGATAGTGACGTTAATCAATTGGAATTGAATGTATATATGTGGTTTAACCAGCGCGAGGAGTATATTAAGATCATGGATGAGTGTAAGCAGAAGTATGGCGATAAACCCGAATCTATAAAGTTCGATGACGAGAGATTAAGGAGTTTATACCCCAAAAACATAACTCATATTCCACCTACTTATTTACACCCAGATAATGTTGATTTAAAATCAATAGATGAATCGACAATCACCGAATAAAAAAATATTGGTATTTATTATAACCAAACTATTTTAGGAAAAATGAAGAACATCGGTGCTTACTCTGGCGGAATGAAGAAGATTGGGATGACGGATTTTAGTGGTCCAAAGATTGGCGAAATGGCGAAACGCGCCGAAGAGAATAAAAAGATGGTTGGCGCCAGCGCGGGTTTAGAGAAATCCATGATGATGAAGAAATAAATAAATAATTATTCATTTAGTTTAGAAAAATAAGGAACTCATTTCGTTATTTTTTTTTATTTGTATTTAGTATAACAGTATAATCAAATGTCCGTATCTGCTGATTTGAACGCTATTCCCGAACAACTCCGTTATGGAGCATCTCAATCCGTTTGCCGTGTCCAGCGCATTAATAACATCCGTCCTTTAGGAACTGATGCTGGCACTTGGGGTGAGACCTTCAGGTTCGATTTTCCCTCACGCCAACTGATTGACCTTTCAACTTTGTCTCTCTACTTTATTGCCACTCTTGATAATCTCGTTGCTGGTGCCGATGGTGCCACCGCTTGTATTCCCGCCAGTTGGAAGATGTTTAAGCGTGTTGTGTTCTATGTCGGCAACACCGCTGTGTCTGGTGCTCTTTCAGCGCATCACCACCAACTCTATAACGCTCTCGTCGCCGCCTCTGGTTCTGCTGAGTGGTTGTATTCCCGTCAGAACAAGAATGGAATTGAGTTTCTTCTTCAGCAGGACGAGACGCTGACCGATGTGTTTAAGACCAACGCCGACCAGGCAGAGGCGACTACTCGTTCTGCCTTCATGTGCGCGGATGACTTCCTCGGTCTTCCCCGTTCTCGTAACACCGTCATCGACCAGTCTCTCTGGGGTCAGTTGTCTGTCCAGGTTGAACTTGCCGATCCAGGCATTTTGAAGACTCGTGCTGTTGGAAACGGAACTGCTGCCCAGGCAAACGCCATCGCTCTTCGTGTCTCTGGTATGCGCGCCTCCGTCTCAGTCATAGAGAGTGTTCCCGCGCAATATATTTCCCTGTTAAGCGCACGTTTGTCTCAAACTGACAGCGTCATCAGACTGCCTTTCATGGACTACCGCACCACAATCCAGTCCAACAACGGAAGTGTAAGGACTGCTGTTAATACCAACTGCCTCGACGCTGTGGTCGCTGTGCCCCTCGGTTCTGCATACAATACTCCTGCTCCTTCTGCTGTTGGTGCTAATGCCCCTGTCTTCACTTATAATACTGGTCGGGTTGTTTCTACCGCTTCTGGTCTTAAGGCGCAGTTTCAGGTTGGAGCAAGCAATTACCCTAGGTCCCAAATCGAGCACGCCTTCGAGATTGCCGATATTACCCAGGACAGTCTCCACGGCAACTCTCGTGACGGAACTGCTCTCCTGTTTGCTGGAAACGTCACCAACGACACTACCTTCGGTTACAACCGTCTTAACTTTTTGAATAAGAACTTCGTGTATTACCAGAGACTGTCACTTAACGGCGAAGGTTGGAAGGGTCATCTCTCGGGCATCAGCACCAACGGTGCAGGTATGGATATTGTTTTGAACTCTACCAACTTCACACCTGCTAGTGGGTTCGTTATGATTGCTCACCTCTGCACATCGTGCCTCGTGTTTAACCCCGCCAATTCTAGTGTTTCAGTTGAAGCATAAACAGATTAGAATAAGAATCAATAATTTTATTATATTTAGATAAAGTATAATAAAATGCCTCTTCCAAAAGATTACCTTTTCTCCCCTTTCGTGCTTAAGGCACAACAAGACGCAAAACCAAAAGGACGGAAGGTTCTTTCATATAACACCGATAATGAATCACCCGATACTATGATCGCACACGGTAAGATGACCATAACAACTGATTATACTGGTATGTATCAGAACTACATGTTTAATGCGACCGAAGCAGCGAAATCATTTAACTATGTTCGTCCTGACCGCATCAATAGTCGTCCCAGTTTTATCACCAACTATTATGATAATGGTGGCGAGACTCTGGATAAACTCGAAGTTTATTATGATGTCGAAGATGGTTTTAATGTTGCCGCTGCTGTTATGATGGATGAAGCGAAAAAATCTCGTCGTCGTAAATAATTTATTTATGATTGAATAAACGCATTTCTCACGAACCTGTATCATCTCACACCATAAATGCTCTCATATCTCCTCACGCTGTCGCGTTCGTCGTGGCGGGGGTGTGATGTGACGTAAATTATTTACGGTCTCGAAAAAATATGACAGCATTTACCGTAACAAAGTAATAATTAAACTAAAATAACCAAAAACAGTAAGTATATTTTGATATATAGACTGTAGATTGAATTAAATCACCCTAAAACGGTATTAAAATCGATTTTTATTCCTATTTACATCTATTTAGTTTAATATTATTAGTATTATTATGATAAAACAGGTAATTTTGGTTTAATTAAGGTGTTGAGACGTAATATGGTCTCATATTTTCAGTCGCACTACATTTTTCACACCACATCACACCCCCGCCACGACGAAGTGCGAAGCACGAGGAGATATGAGAGCATTTATGATGTGAGACGATACAGGTTCGTGAGATTTATGTTTATTCAAAATTAGAATATACATAATTCGAAACTGAGACGACAATCAGTCTCATTTTATTTTTATAATTGTAATCTTTTAACACCGTATAATTCCTCCGCCTTTTTATATAGGTCTGCTAAACTTTCGGCAACAAACATTTGTGACTCGGGAATCTCCCGCAGGACACGATACTTCTGAACTTCTGCTTCGTGATGTTCCGCCTCACTAGAGAATATGATCTTGATGTTCTCTTCCATCTGCTTGGAGAAGCAGGCGAACGTGATGTTCTCCGCTTTAACAGGGAGAGCATGGAGGAGTTCGAGAGATTTGCTTACGAGAACAATCCTGCCTTTGAAGACCGACGAGATATTAACCACGTGGGCGCGGATGGTGGGATACGAGAGGACAATATCAACAGGGTTACGAGACACCGCCTCGCCTGCCTCGCTAGGCATATTGAGGGTTTGAAATAACTTATCGACATCCAAGAAGAGGACATCAGCAGTTGTAAGTTTGGCGCATAATGTTGAGACACCCTTCATCATCAACATAGCGGATACACGGCGACGGAGTTTGCGTTTTGCCCACCAATTGGACAACCATCCAACCAAAACTGAACTTCCTGGGCTTCCTGCAATCGCCGAACCAATCGAAGAGAGAGCGTAAATTGAACTTGCTTCCATAATAGACAGGTTATAAAATAATGTAATATTATATTTTATAATCAATTGCTAAATTGCCCCATTCTTAAAAAGAAGATCGGTAATCGTTTTTAACTTTAATGCTTGGGCATCGAGTTGCTCTTGGAGCGTTTGGATGCGCGCGATGTCCGCATCATTATGGACGCTACGGTTGTCTTCTTGTGCCGTGACTGGTGCTGCCACTCCCGATGGTTGTGCTGGTAATCCTGCTGTGAATGTATATGGTGTGAATGGTTTTGCTGGTTCTACATCTGGAAGATTTGAAACAGGCACTCCTCGCTTACCCATACCTAGTTTGTGTCCTACTAAAGCAATCAAATAGTCATCATCACTCTCCCAATTCTTATATTCATCTCCCTCAATAGACACCCACTTCATCTGCACTACTCCGTTGTTATAGTAACATAATGCTTGAACTTTCGCACTTGTATTTGGGACGATTGTAACTCCCTGAATATCGATTATGCCTTCGTCGAACCACGCTTTATCCATGTTTATATTATCGCTATATTTTATTATTTTGGGTAAGACGATTAAGAAACATTCCTCTTTTTCAAATATATAAGCATTTGAACTGGACTACCCGATAAACTGCTTCGGTATGAAGTTCCACCACCAGAAAATGAATACTGACCGATTAGTATTGAACTTACAACAGGAAGGGGAGAAATTACCGAACCTTGAATCTGTCCATATTGATATTGGAATGCTTGATTTGTTGTAATCTTTGTTCCGCTCAAACTTGCACCAACCGATGTTTGAAACTGGGAAATAATAGCAGACTTGTCACTCGTGTCTGGTAGTTTATAAACCTTAATATTAGTTGAAAAAAATTGGAATGAACCAGAATCCATACTTGGATAATTTTGAACATAACAAAATACAGGGTTGTTATAAGACTGGGGATAATCTCCCGCTACTACAAACTCTCCGTTGCCGTGTATTTGATTCGTCCAAGTTTGACGACCTGTAAAAACACTACTATAATATATCGTAAAGAATGTATTTGATGATCCTGATTGTGCAAGCACACCTTCCATTTGTATCTCCATCGAATATACATTCAAGTCAATTGAGTTTGGTAATGTGATGGTGTTTCCCTGTGTTGATAAATTGAATGTGCCGACATAGAATGCTAGTTGCTCGAATGTTGGAGCAACATTTATCGTAAAGTTCCCTGCGTTATTTGATATACTTACATTTGTCCCCGCTGTTATGTCCTTAACATTCCAGTTTGTAATCGCCGTTGGCGTGATTGTCCCAACATTCGTGATATTGTTGCTACTCATATTGATTGAAGTGTTTGCCGTATTTCCTGCAGTTAGAACCTGTGCTAATGTTGGTGTGGTCGCACCAGCAGAACTAGAATTTATCGATGTGTGTAAATGCGATAATGCCCCATCTTGAAATGATAGGACGAAACTATGATTGTTTGTGTTTCCGCTGGGTTGGATAAAGAAAGGTTCAAATTGGATTTTTGAATAATCAGTATAATCACTAATATCATAGGAATTAAAAGAGAAGGGCATATCCAATTGATATATTAGAGTTGATCCATTAGTCAGGGTTGTTCTATTTGTTGTTCCATTATAAATGAGTGTTTTTGTTGTCGCCGCAAGTTTATATACTATATCCGTATCGCTTCGCATTAATGCCTGACGCATAACTGAACCCTGAACAAAATCATCAGTTAATGTCAATTTGAAATAATACGATGTTAAAGAAAACATATCAATCGTAACTCCTCCTGAGGCAGTAAATGTTCTATTAGCAGTTACATCGCCTATTGTGGTTTGCGTTGGGAAAGTATATTGGGTTGTTTCAGTTCCAGCACTATTTTTTGATATTAATCGTAATGTTAGTGTTATTAATTCACCACCATTTGGTGATGATATGGTTCTCAATTGTGGAATGACGACTTGATACAGCGTAATACTTATATCATTCACAGGAACAGGGATTGGTTTCGTATATAGGGTTTGATAATTCGTGCTGTTGCTTCCCGTCGTGTATATCAGGGATTTATCAACTATGAACTGGGTTGATGGTGT